TTTACCATCACCATTAGTATCGGCGGGATGGTGCTTTTTTACTTCTTCTTCTGACATAGTATTCTCCTATTTATTAGCGGCGTGTCTTTGCCTCATTGCTTCATCTTCTAGGTATTGCGACAACATGGCGATATAAATCTCCCTCTCCCACGGTAACATACCTTCGATTTCAGTTAAAGAATACTTATGTTGATGCATAAGTGTAAAGTTTAGTCTAAAATAGTTCTCAAGTGTGTTGTGAGAGAGGGCTATTAGAAAAAATTCTGCATACCCTCGACTACTACTTCACTCTCAATCCCTGTATTTGGATTCTTTACTTTAACTGAATGTTTCACTTTAGGCATAGTATCAAAGAACTGTTGTACTTTCTCAAACTGTGTATGAGATAGTGAGTCAATAAACTCATCAAGTTCTTTTTTATCCATATCACTTTTTGCATAAACATTTTCTTTATCATAAATTTGTGATATACAACTTTTAACAATTGCAAATCCAGCTTCACTGTCTGAAACCTTTGTCATTTCTGCAAGACTAGCAATACGAGGATACTCTAAAACAATACCCACATCATCAGTTAACTTAATGTCAGCGTTATGTGATACATCTCGTACACATTCAACTTCATCTAAATTAATATCAACCTCAACTCTTGTCTTCTTATCATCTGGACACAACAGATTAACTGTTGCAACTTCACCGATAGATTTAGAACGTAGTTTAATAAAAACGTACTCAATATCGAAGAATGGCAGTTCGCCAGTTTTTAACTCTCCGAATGTACAATTCTCAATAATCTGTTCTACTGCTCTTAGCATATCAGATTCTTCACCTGTGCTTTGTGCAGTTAGTAGTATCTTCTCTTCTTTAACTAAGAAGGGACGGTACTCAATTTTTTGCCCTGTAGAGGGCAATGTCAACTCATATTTGGCCGTGGCCAACTTTGGTAATGCCATAATTATCTCCTGTTACATTATGTTACTATTATTTATATCGACTATGGAATGCTTATTTCATGTGGAATTTTTCTTTTCAAGAATGTTAATGGATCACTAGCATACTGTGTAATTGCTTGAACTTTACCAAGAGCAGATTCAACTCCGCCAGGCAAAGATAATCCAAACTTTTGTGTTATTTCGTACACCTTTGATATTGATGCTGCTAATTCGTATGGTGCAGTATTATGAAGTGGATTGCCCAACCATGTCACATCAGAACCCTTAGTTGGTTGGAATGCAATGATTAAAGGAGCCCATCTTTTAAATGCCATATTGACTGTTACTGTTTGAAAACTGTTTCCACTTTCCATACTATAGGTTATTGGGCCAACAGATTTTGGATATACCTCTTCCAACCTAACTCCAGAACAGTTTCTTTCATTTTGATCTACTTGGTATATTTCCATTGTACCGATATAATCTTTATAATAGTTTAAGTCAAAAGTACTTGGATTAACTACTACATCTTGCCACGAGTTAAAAAACTCTCTCACTCTATGGTCTTGATCTAGAATATATGTTACTTCAATTATCCTCTGCATAACTAATACCATTCGCCATCTCATAAGAAGGCCCATATGCATTATCATTTGGAGTCGTTGTTATGTTTTTGCCAGGCATCGTAACACTTTGAACCCTTAGAGACATTTCGTCTTCAATTAACCGCTTATTATCGCTTAAGATTGCGCCAGGAACTCTGGTAAAAGCCACATCAAATAGATTTGGCCTTGCAACACCTGTTCTGAATGTGGTTTGGAATGATTGTATTTTACTACCCATTATCGTGTCATCCTTCTAGAATCGGAATATACCTTAGTTTCACTTGCCTTGACAAACTTTTGTACTGGTAACAATACTGCTGTCATCATTTCATCTGCGTCAATCACTCTGAAGGGTGACTTGACATGATCGAATAGGTATCTTTTTACTGTAGGTTTAACCAATGGATTTCTTTTAATTCGATTCCATGTTAAACGGATTTTTGTTTTATCGTTCATATTATCATCTGAAGCGTATTCTGATATTACATTCAATAGTTTTACTCTCATAGGGATAGATAGGTAATGGAAATTCAATCCAATAAACCCACCTTCTGCAATCTCAATGGGCATGATAAGAGGGAACCTATCATAGTATGGTAAAGTTGCTTTATACTTAGGGTCATACATGTAGAAGTTCATCTTACCAAACATGGGTGTTGCCCTAACTTTACCTTCTGAGATTAGTGCTCTTGGTGCTGGTGTTCCCAGCTCACGAATCTGATTTCTGAACCATCTTATAGATCGTTCATTCCCACCACTTCGTTCTAATATTTCATCAAAATACGTCATACTTCTATTTATACGTTTAACCTACATGGTCTTCAGTAAGTATCTTAAATTCCATATTTCTATCCTTACACCATTCGAGCGCTGCATTCCACTTTGCTTCATTGACGCCCCATGTACGGACTTCATTAATGAACCTTTTAGTTTTTCTTTTTGGGGTTTTGGGTGGGCCACATTGTATCTTAGGTTTGACTTCAATTATCATCTTTTTGATGGTTTTGTCTTTTTGTCTAACTTTTATATAGAAATCTGGGAAATACCGATGCATTCTGCCGTCTAGGGGAGATATATATGGTATGATAACTTCTTCACTACCCCACTCTAATATCTCTTTAGTGTTGTCACAATACACCATAAATCTACGCTCCCACAAAGAACGATACACAATCTTATTGACATCACCACGATATTTTGTTATATTAATTGGTATGTATTTTCCACTATATGCCATGACAAACCTTATAAATACTTATATGAAACTTTATAGGAGTATTTAGACATGCCAAGAGGTGGAAGAGTAAGTGGTTCTTTTCAAAATGGAAGAGCGGAACAGGTTATTGGTGCAATAGGTAATATTGCAAGCAACACTGGCACGTTAGAATACGGAAGAAATAATGGACATGGTGGTGCTCACTATGTAAGATTTAATGCTAGAGTTCAAACAGGCGCTAATTCATATCTAGCAGGCGGCGCATACAATGAAGAACCTAATAATAGTCAACAAAATTTAACTGTCACAAGAGCTCCTACAAGACAAACAAAAGGTTCTGTGGTTCTATATCTCCCTGCTCAAATTAGCGTGTCTCAAAAAGCAAATTTTGGAGAACCAGAAGTTGGTGGACTAGTTGCTGGTGGACTTGCGGCAGTAAAAAACTTTACTGGAGCTAATTCAGAAAGTGGTAAAGCTGCTATCAATGCTGTCAAGGATCAATTTGGACAGAATATTGGAGAGGCAGTAGCGAGAGGACTTGGAAACTTAGGTGAAGGTCTTGGTGCAACAGGTGCTGCAAGTGTAACCAATATTGCTACTGGAAGAACAGTTAATAATAATACTGAATTGATGTTTGAGGGTGTAGATAGACGTTCTTTTTCATTCACGTTTAGACTACTTCCACATGATGCTGCAGAAGCAGCAACAATTCAAGAAATTGTTAAGTCATTCAGATTCCATATGATGCCCCATTTACCGAATGCCGCACAATTTGGACGTACCTTGGTAGCTCCATCTACATATAATATATCATATTCACATCAAGCAGAACTGCACAGAATTTCAGAATGTATTTTAGAGAGTGTTGATGTTAAATACGGCGGAGAACGTCCACAATTTTTTCACGACAATCGCCCAACAGAAACAGAACTAACCTTACAGTTTAAAGAACTAGAGATTATGACAAAGAAACGTATAGAGGAAGGATTCTAATGTATTTCACACACTTCCCAAAAGTTGACTACGATGTAAATGGTGATGGTGTAACAACCAAAATGACAGATATCACTCGTAGATCAAGAATATCTGAACAAAGCATTATCTATGCTGCATCATATGATTATTATGATATTGGTGATGGAGAGAAACCAGAAGACATTGCCCATGATTATTATGGTGAGGCATCCCTTCATTGGGTTGTTCTGATGGTTAACAATATACAAGATGTGTACAAAGACTGGCCCATGTCAGTGACTAGACTTGAAAGATATGTGAAGTCTAAATATGATAACGTAGATGATATTCATCACTATGAAATATATCAAGACTCAGGAGACACCACAGTCACGATAGAATTACCAAACGATCCTGCTACTACAATCCCAGTTGATGCAACAGCAATTACTAATGCTGAATATGAAGAAGCAGAACTGGAAAAGAAAAGAAGAATCAGACTCATTCGTCCACAGTTTGTTGACCAATTAAAAGAAGAATTTAGAAAATCCATTAGGGCTTAAGAATGAAACTCAATTACCCAGGCGAGTACATTATTGAGAAGTGTAGTATTTCTGCAACAAGCGGCAGAACTATTGATGTTTCCTCTTTGATTGCGTCAATTAATATTTTTGAAGATATATTTAGAACTTCTATCACTGGAGACATCTCTCTGGTGGACACAAACAACCTACTTACATCTCTTCCTATCATTGGACAAGAGAAGTTGTTGTTAAAACTAAGTACTCCACAATCTACTGAAGCAGATAGAAGCAGATCATTAGACTTTACAGAATATCCATTGTACATCTACAAAGTAGATGCTGCTACTCGTGTTAATGAAGGTACAGATGCATATACCCTTTCCTTTACAACTGCTGAAGCAATTCGTAGTAACAGAATTAGAGTAAGTCAAGCGTTTGAAGGAGAACCAGCTGTTGATATCGTTCAGAAGATTATCAGAGATGAAGACTTATTGAATTCTAAAAAAGAATTCTATTATGAAGAGACAGCAAACAATTACAAGTTCGTATCTCCAAATATGCGTCCACTTGATTTCATAAACGCCATCACAAAAAGAAGTCTATCTGCAAAGTATAATTTTGCTCCTACATTTGTATTTTATGAGACATGTAAGGGATTTTTCTTTAGATCAATAGATAGTATGATGGACAGAAAAAATGTCAGGGCAGTATTTTTAGAAGATACGCCCAACTTAGAAAATACAGATGTGTCAAGAATGATGATGAGTATGATTGACTATAACATTGTCAGTTCTACTAATGTAATGGCAAACATGCGAAAAGGTATGTATGCATCTAACCTTCTAATGATTGATTTAGTTAATAAGACTGTAGAAAACTTTAACTACAACTACTTTGATAGTTTTGAAGAGGGTGAAAAGGAAGATGTGCATATTGACGAACATGCTTCATCATATGCCTCTGATTCTAAACCACTGGCATCTGAATGTAAGGATGACTTTGGTAATTTTCTAGTAGACTACGACCAATCTGCAACTTACATGCAAGCAGTTGACAGAGACCAACCTGGCGGGCTGTATTCAGTACGACATACAGGTACATTTGATTATACAGGCACAGACAGTTGGTTACAAAGACGTAAAGGTAGATTTGCAGCGATGGATGCTGCAATCACATTAAATATCACAGTGCATGGGCAGACTTCGTTCTCTGCCGGTGACTTGATTGGTATTAACCTACAAAACAAAAATCCCCAAGTTGCCGACCAAGGCGCAGGCGATCCATATTATAGTGGTAGGTATCTCATTACCAAACTGAGACATAAGTTTACTCAGGGTGATGGACAGTCTAAACATACCTGTCACATGCAAGCTGTTCGTGATACGGTTACAC